ATTGGTCTATACCATGCAGTATGTTCATTTAAGAATGCAGCATACTCATCTAAGAACTTCCAAGATCCTTTCTCATTAATATAATCTTTAAGACTAGCTCCTATCTTTAATGTTACCCCTGGCTCAAACCATTGCTGATTAATAAGTTTTGCCATATGGTAATAGGAAGATGCTATCTGACGTTTCTTTAGTATGGCAACATGCTTATAGTTTAACTCTGCTAGCATTTCATATAATGCCATGTGATACTGAGCATCTCTAATGTCAGCAAATCCAAACTTTTGTATTTCTTTATTAAAGATTGGTAAGAAGTTTAGCCACATATAATAGTCTCTGGCTATATACCAAACTTTATCTTTTGATTTAAATATTACTCCTTTTCTACATTTTTTCTTTTCTCCCTCCCAGTAATTAATAAAATCTCTTGATTTAAATGGGGCTGCACAATAAAATCCTTGTTTATTAAATCTAGTAGCTTCTGCGTTAAATTCTGCAGAAGTTTTATCAAAGTCATACTGACCAGGCTCTTTAAATAAATCTCTTACATAAGTAGCAAAGTCTTCTCTACTGTCAAAGTCTGTACTAGTCCATGTACCATTATTCCATGTAGGAATATCTTGATATATCTCCGTATCATTGATCATATCCTAGTCCTATTCCTCCCCTTACATTACTTTGCTGTTCTTCTTGAAGATCTTTGTATGCACCTTTAAATGATTCTCTGATTTGTTGATATTTAGCTGCTGCATTAACTAAAGAATTTATGTTACCATCTCTACCATGTTCAATTGGCGTAGTTTGCATATACCTACCTAATCTATCTAACATGGCTGCAATACCTTTATATGCTCTAGATGTTGGAGTCTCATACATTTTTTCACAAAACTTTAATGCTAAATATACATCATCATCCTCTGTAGAAAACTCACCATCTACTTCTTTCATTATAACTTCTTCTTTTTCATGCTCAGGAGTATGAAAGAATGGATTCATGTCAGGATTAGGGCATGTCATATAAAAGAGATACTGGTAAATTTTAAGGTGGTCATCAGGATAGTTATCCATTATATCTTTAAGAGACTTTAATGTATAACAATGTTCTGTTGGCACAACTTTGCCATTTTGTATATCAAACAGTTTTGCAATCATTTCTTTTTAAATTTAGACGTATTATCTTTTAAATAGTGTATTATAGAAATAACCTCATCTTTTAAATATGGCACAGGTATTTGCACCACTTCCTTTACAACAGGGTCACCTTTATCTGTATATTTATGAATAGGATAACCATATTCATCTTTTCCCTCTTCCTCAAACTGAACATGGTAAATAAACATACTACCAGGTCTTAGTTTAGGATTATGTTTTAATATAATATACATATAAATACTAAGTTGTAAGGCATAATGATTAAAATTACAATCATCTAAGTGAGATACAGGAAACTTCATTTTTTGTGAAATACCTTCCCAATCTTTCCAAGACTGCATTTTAATTTCTTTATTTGTTTTATAATCTACTATAGAAACTTTTCCATTTACAACTTCTACTAAATCTGATTGACCACATATACCTGCTGACTTTAAATAAACCATATGTTCCGGATAAACACCCGGATCTAGTTTTTGATTTGGTGCAAGTTTAACACCTTCAGATTTTACTATAGGTGCAAATACAGGAACTGTTAAACCTTCTCGTTCAATTGAAGCTAAAGAGCACAAATCATCTTCTCTTTGATTATGATAAAATGTTCCTAAACTCATGGCTCTTTCAGATTCTTTTTTCCAAACCTCTTGTATCTGCTTTGGTTTCATACCAAACCATTTTGAGTTTTTTCTTTT